GCTGAATCAATATTCAGCTTGCTGTCGTAAGCCGGAACGCAAACCATGAGTTTGCGCCCAGCTAGGTTAATGCTCTTCTCGGTATCAGCCATAAAACACTGTTACGCTGCTAACGTTGGTCACATCCACATAGACGTTTGTTCTGAAACGAATACCTTCGCCGGGAAGCAAAGCGTTGAACATTTCCGCCACAGCAGGTGTGTTGAGCGTTACAAGGGTGGTGCCAGAAGCACCGCCGTCCTTCAAAACCACAGAACCCGCAGAGGTAGTTGTGGTCAGAAGGATACCTTTAACACGGGCTGGGCCCGCTACCATAGTGCCATCAGCCGTAGCCGTGGCACTAAGGACGTCGGTTTGCATGGTCATGAAGACCTCCTAATTAGGAATCAGCGAAGGGAGTAGCGACAGTGCCAGAACCCAAAGCGATACCGTTCACCACGTATTTGTTCGCGGCGATTGCAACGATTTGAACCCAAGTACCAGCAACACCACCGGTGGTAGTACCGTTGAAGTTGATGAAGTCGTTGGTAGCGCCAGCAGTGTAAGCAACCAAAGCATTTGAGCTGTCAGTGTCCACGCCCAAGATGGTGCCAACAAACTTGTCGGTGCCGTTTGTACCAATCTTCAAAGAGCTGGTAGAGATAGTGGTGGGCACCCAGATGGTGTACACAACACCTTCGTTGTTCAGGGTGTTGGGGTCTTGGCCGGGGCCAGAAGAAGAGGGATTTGCGCTGGTGTTGATCGCAGGCAAAGTGATTGTCAAGTTAGCAGCCAAAGAGCCACCAACGGTGAGGATACGACCGCCGTGGTCAACGGGGTTCAAGGTGGTGCTAGCTGTGATTGCAACAACAGCTTCGGGACCTTGTTGGTAAATGCCGCCCAAAGAACGAACTGGGCCTTGGAATGTAGTGCGTGCCATGTCTTTTCCTTACATGCAAGTTAGGCGTATCTGTCTGCATGTCGTCTAGCCGGGACTAGTCAGATACACCGGGGAACCCGGGATGTGTTGAATATACACGAAATTAGAAAAAAGAAAAGCCCCCGAAGGAGCTTTTCTTAGTTGGCTTAGGAGCCTGAAGAACCCCACATACCGAGGGGATCAGACCAACCGAAGCTGTAACGCTCGCGAGCCTTGTAGCGCACGTTGCCGGTGTCAAAGTCACCGTCCATGCTGTTCTGCAAGGGAGTACGAACGAAGTGCTTCATACCGTTAGGCACGTCTGTAGTCAAGAACCAAGCATTGCTGTCGGTCAAGAAGTGGTTGACGGTGTAGCCTTCAGGAATTGCACCCATTTGCTTGATAGCGTTGATGTCGTTGTCAGCAGTAGACACGCGGAGTTCGGTGTCCAACAAACGCTTAGCAGTGAACATCAATGCTGGGGGCACAACCAATTTCTTGGGTTTAGCAGCGATCAACAGACCACGTTCATCAGTCCAAGCAGCGATCTGGATCACGGCGGCTTCCAAAGAAGTCTCGTTCAGGTCAACTTGGGTAGAAGGAGTGTTGCTGTTGGTGCCACCAGAGATCAAGGGGTGAGCGGTGTTGAACAAGCTAACGCCGTCGCCACCGGGGTAGCTAGAGCTAAAGCCGTTGTTCAAAACTGCGGCAGCCTTGACTTGCTTGGTGTAAGCCATGGCGCGAGCCAAAGACTTGGTGTAGCGAGCAGACAAGCTATCGTACAAGTTATCTTCCACAGCTTCTTCAGTGATGGAGAAGCCCAGAGCGATAGTCTCGTGGTTATAGCGAGTTGACCATGCTTCTTGTGCATTGTCATACTGGATCGCAGAACCTTCGTTCTTGACTGGAGCAGCAGAGAAACCAGACAGTTTGGTTTCTTCTTCGAAGCTACGCTCAGATGTCTCTGTTTCGTAGATTTCTTTGTGCTCTTCGCCGTAACGAGCATATTCCATGCCGAACAAAGCGTTCAAGCCGGGGAGCAGTTCTTTAAGTAACTGTGCGCGTGAAATTGCCATTTTTTACTCCTTAAACACCGGTGGTGCTGTTGTACTGGTGGGTGTTGATCTTCACCAACAACTCGGTGTAAGTGTCAGCGGCGGTTGCGGTCTCGGGAACCACGTCGATAACACGCATTGGGATGGTGGCAGTAGTGCCAGCACCGGTCAATGTCACACCAACAGCGGAATCACCAGTAGTGGTAGAACCAGCGTTCAACACCAGAGGCAGGTTAGAACCCACAACAGTGCGACCGGCAGTGCCCATGGTAGTGCCGCTAGTCACGACAGCCACTTTGAACAGAGCTTGTTGGTCATCCACAACGTAGGCGTAAGCCAAGTTGGAAGCGGTAGACGCCAAAGCGGGGATGTACTGACCTTGCACGGTTTGACCGTTAGAGTTCACGTACTGACCGCCCATGCAGACACCCACGGGTGTAGCGGCGTTGGTAGAAGTTGCTTTAACCAGATAGCCGTCGCTGTTGAGTTCAACCACATCGCCATTGAAAATAGCGGTGCCGAAACCAGCGGCAACAGGAATCTGACGGAAGGCACCGGCGTATGGCTTGCCGTCAATTGAATTGACAGGCTTCAGGCCATAAGGTGCCGAAACGGTAGGGTATGCCATTTAGGACTCCAAAATTTAATTACCAGAACCGAAAGTGAC